CAGATACTCCACGTTGGTATAGTCTGGATCACACACGATGCAGATGGTGCGGAAAGCGGCCGCATCCGCGGATGTGACGGTTTCGAGCTCAGCGTTGCTCTCGATCGTCGTGATCGAGAGGGTATGGGTGGTATCCGGATTCGCGCTCCCATAGGCCGGTAGTGCGGCGGTGAGCGCGCCCATGCGGCTCTGCCCGTGGATCACACCTTTGTAGATGTAGGTCACATTGTCGATGGACACATAGATGTTGGCGCCGCCCCAGATCGGGGAGAAGACTCCGCCCGGCCCAGCGCTGACGGCGATACCAAGATCGGCTTGCGCTGGCAGGCTCTCGGCCGCCAAGAGATCCGCCGACGGCTCAAATAGCAGCGGGCGATTGACCGCGGGCGCCGGCGTCGCGGTGTTGTTATCCGTTGCCGCGATCGATTGCTGCTGGGTATAGTAATAAATCGTGCCGGCGCCGGTTGTCATACTTCCTCCGCCGTGATCGTGAGCAGCCCGTTGTCATCTTCTTCAATCGAGATCACGCGACACGTCATGCCATCTATCGATGTCGTGATGGGATCGTACACCTGGATGAAATCCATGGGATCGATCCAGGCATATTCCCATGTGGTTTTGAATGTCACGGTATCTTTGATGTACACATTCCGCTGGGCGCGCAGTGCCGCAGCAGTATAGGCATAGGCTGCCACAGTAAACACGTTGCTGGCAAGGTCTTCCTCGCGGCGCCCATACAGCTCCACCGCATTGTCTATACTGAATTCCTGAATGGCGTTATTATAGGAATTGGCGCGCTCTTGGTACGTGACACGCACCACATTGTAGGCTTGTGAGTTATCTTTGCGGGTGATCACCAAGGGATCGGATTGATCCTCGGTCTGCAGAATGTTGGAGTCACCAAAGACGGCCACAATGTTGATGGGATTGACGAAATATAGCGGCGTGCCGCCGGACATCAGATTCGGATTGGTGCTGACGCTGCCGTCGTTGTAGGGGATGAAGTTGAGCGACTCCGCGTTCCAGACTGCCGCGGCATTGGTGCTGTCTAAGATGCGTTGGACGATGGAGCTCGTTTGCTCGAAATCGGAAATCGCGAATGACAGCCCAAAGCCGGCCGCCTGGCACCAGGTCTGATAGGTATTGTCTCCGATCGCAGGGTTGCTGGCGTTGGCGGTTGAGTAGATGTTTCCCGAGATGAGTCCGTTGGGGAAACCGGCACCATAGAATTGATTGGACAAGATGTCGGCCAGCACCTGCGCGCAATCGGCGTCTTCGGTCCCGCCGACCGGGTCGACCACTAAGTGGCACGTCCCCTGCAGAATGCCGGTGGCCACGATGTTGTGCTGCGGGATGGTCCCGCTGCTATCCAGCATCAGATGGATGCCTAGCAGGTAGGAGGTATGGCGATAGGCGCGCGCCTGATCCGGATGCAGCGAATTGACGGTCGGATCAGCGTTCTGGCTGCCGGAGCCACCATAGAAAGAGCCGAGCCCGCCATTGTTGGAGCTGTATTGATAGGTGTTCTGGTCTTGATACAGATAGAGCGGCGCGCCGCTTTGCTCCCCCTCGCCGATGGCGAGGATGACATTGGCATAATAGGTTGTGGTCGTCGTGCCGCCACCCCCGCCGCCCTTGCCGTGCGTGATGGCGCCTTTGCCGCCCCCGCCACCGCCACCGCCGGTGGTCGACTGCGTGCTGGTAAAATCATTGGCCCAAATGAGATTCACGGCGACCCGCGGCGAGCCATAGATGATCGGCTTGCCCAGCACATTGACAGAGGTTTGGACCTGCAGCCCCGTGATCTGCGGGACAGCTGCGGCTGGCGGCTTCTGTTTCTTAAAGAGAAATCCCATGATCCACCCGCGGCCACGCCGAGAAGAAACGCTTGTCCAGTTTCCGCAAAATCATCGATCTCTGCATATCCTCGATGATCACCGGCAGCGGGCGCCGGACATGGATGATATTGGGCCAGCGATGCACAATGGCGCCGTGCGCGAAGCATTGACCGTATTTGAAGAGCACCACATCCGCGGTCTTCACCTCATCTTCTGGCCCCAGTTCTCGCCCCATCTGCATGACCCAGCCCATATATTTCTCGGCGGCCTGATGAATATGCCATTGCTCGGGATAGGGCCGCGGATCGAAGGGCGCCAGCACGCCGGCGTCTACAAAGCACCGCACGAGCAACATCCCACAATCTACGCCCGCATGCTTCACATCTGCGCCGGAACGGTATGGCGTACCTATCCAGCTCTCCGCCTCGCGGATCACAGCAGCTCTTTGCTCTTCCTCGGTCATACCGATAATGTCACTGGTGGGACAAATTCGAAGCCGCCGAAATTGTCGCTATTGTTGAATTTCAAATGGCAGGTATTGAACGTTTTGGCGCAACCAGGATAGGCGGTAAAGCTGTCCCCGACGGCCGGTGGAGTGTACATGCCCATCGTGAAGAGTGTCGCGCTATCGTTATTGGCGATGTAGAACTGGGTGTTGTTGAGTGTGCCGCTCGTGAAGAGCAGGCGGCCCAGCGCGAAATAGGGCTGACCATCAGCCCCTGGTGTCATAGGTACGCCGCCGACCCATGGCACGAAATTTGCCAGGACTCCGGTGTCGACGGTGCCGCTGACGCCAAATGAGCTCTTGTTCAGCGTGCAACCCGGCTCAAAGAGCGCCCAATTGCATGAGCCCTGGTATGTGCGCCGCGGCAGATTGATGTCTAGCAGCTTCAGCGGCGATTTCACCTTCAGTTCTACCGTGGTGCGGCCGATCTTCAGGATCTCGCTGACCAGCCCATATGCCATGCGATAAACGGTGATCGGTGAGGCATTCACCACGTCGAGATACGGCGCCCCACCGCCAGTCGTTCCACCGCCGGCGGCCCACACCGCGCGATCGCGTTGTACCGTAGCGCCATCCAGCAAGCCTTGTGCGCACCCCTGCAGAAACAGCGCGCCAGTGAGCGTGTCAGTGGGCAGAGCGGTGATTTTGATATCCTGCTCGTCGACGTTGAGCCCGACTGACAGCTTCATTTTTAGACCAGCGATCCGCAGCGAGCCGGATTTGTACAGATGGCCATTCACCGTCAGATCCATATCGAAATCAGTAAAGCGATCCACTGCGCCGTTTTGCAGCGTGATCGTGTACAGCTCCGCTATGATCATTTCCTGATTTGCTTTCAGGATCGAGAGATATCCCATGGAGACAGAGCGACTCATGGCTTCACCGATCGAAAGCGACATACTTTCAATTCCCAAAGATTCTTCAGGAATTGCGCATACTGCTGCTTCGGGTCAGTGAATCGGCAGCGGTAATAGAAGGAGAAATCCGCCGTCACCACCACTCCACTGCCTGGGGCCGTGGCAAATGAGAGGGTCTGGCCGGTGGCAGAGAAGCCGCTACTCTGAAAGACTCCATTAAGATACACAGCCAGCAAAGTGTTAAGGCCGCCAATAGGATCGACACCCCAGTAATCTCCGGTGAAGTTGCGATACAATTTGATGATGGTGAAATCAGTCACCACCCCATTGCCATTCCCTATAAAGCCCGCCGCGCGCGAATTGTCATCGGGATGCGAGTAATAGAATTCGCCGTAATCCCCTTTGCATGCCATGAACAGCCCTTCGATCTGCTGCAGATCATATTGCCCAGCAAATGGCTGATAGATCACTTGATTGAGCGTCTGATCTCGCATGCCTTCATAGGTGAGCTCAAACTCCCACAGTGGAAATACGCTGCGAACAGCGCGTCTCTCGGCGCCATTGACGAAAGCCGCGGACATAGTCGACCAGGTCGGTCGCACCCTGACGGACCACGATTGAGAATCCAACGTGGGAAAGATTGGAGTCGGGGAGGGGAAATTAATGAAGCTCATGCGTCACCACGGTACATAGCACATTGGCGGTGTGCCTATCGCTGAGCCGATGTTGCCATTGGTCACAAGCAAGATCGATGGATAGGTAGTGCCGGTGCGCACAATCTCTGACATGGCGGCATAATACGGGCCGGCATTGAGACCGGCGAAGCTCCACCCGCCGGCGTTGGTAT